GGCCGTATAATTCCACGCGTTTCACCCCCGCAAGTGCACGATATCCGTGCGCCCTTAGCTCAGTTGGATAGAGCAACGGCCTTCTAAGCCGTAGGTCGTAGGTTCGAATCCTACAGGGCGTACCATTGAATATCATGCACTTACGCCAGTTTCAACCCAGCCTGATTTCCTCCTTGTGTCATATTTGTGTCGTGATTGCCAAAAATGGCATCTATTTTCCGTGCGTGCTCGCTTAAATGGTTAGGCGCAAGGTGAGCATATCGACGTACCATTTCGATGCTCTCCCATCCTCCCATTTCCTGCAGCACAGAAAGTGGAACGCCAGACTGAATTAACCAGCTTGCCCAGGTGTGTCTCAGGTCGTGAAACCTGAAATCCTCAATGCCAGCCTTCGCCAGTCCAATCTTCCATGCACTGTTATCATCGACACGCATTTTCCTCACTGCCGGCGTTAGACTTCCGTCAGGTCGAGTGCTTGCCTTCGTGTGAGCAAATACCCATGTCTTACTCTTGCCTATCTGATCCCTTAACACCCTGCATGCGGTATCATTCAGAGCCACGCCGATAGCCTTGCCCGCCTTCGCGTTCTCCGGATTTACCCATGCAACCTTTCTCTGCATATCGACCTGCTGCCACTCCAGATCAAGAATATTGGAGCGGCGCAGGCCGGTTGCCAGTGCGAATATCACAACTGGCTTAATGCTCTCAGGCATACATTCAATCAGCCGTTCTGCCTCATCCCTTGTCAGCCATCTGATGCGTTTGCTAACCGGCTTTCTGGTCTTGATTGCCGGAGCCGACTTTATCCAGCCCCAGTCATCGGCAGCCGCCTTTTAGAGCGATCGCATAAATGAAAGGTGCTGGCTCTTTGTTGCCTGGCTAATTGGCTTATCAGCATACGGTGGCGGCTCCTTTCCGCGACGAATTGCCGCATCCCTGCGTGACTCCCATACCTGAATATGCTCACCCGCGCTCGCGACAACAGGATCGCGCGGGTCATTTAAATACGCAATACAGGCTGCATCGGTAGTCCGATATTTGTTCCCGACCTTCTTACCAGCCAGCTCACCAGAATCGATAAGCCGGTAGCCTCGCTCAGGCCGAGATCGCTCAAGCGGTTGCGCAAAATACTGCTGCTGCTGCCGCGCGAAATGCATCAGTAGCCATGGGAATGGCACGCGGCACACTTGCTCTGATTGGCGGACCAGCTGGTGCAGCAATGCTCGCTGGTGCTGCAATATTCTATTTCTACCAGAAAGCTCAGCAAGCCAGGCAGGAGAGCATTGAGTTTGCGGACTCTCTCGATGGCGTTCTGGCGAAGATGAAGGATATGAACTCTGCGCAGCTGGCGGCTAATATTGCTAAAGCTGAACAGTCAATTATTGATCAGCGCGAAGCCATTGCAGATTTAACTCAGGAATATGATGAGCTTTCCCAGCGTAAAACGTTCATCGAGCAGGCATCTCAGATCCGTGGCGCGGCAGCAGTGGCGGAGGATTATGCAGAAATCAACCGAGACCTGGCAATACAAGCGGGGAAGGTTGATTCGGCAGAAAACAAACTGAGCCAGACCGTTAGTAGCGTTGGAATTCTGCGCGCACAGCTTAACGGTACGCTGTTGCAGGGTATCGACTTACTTCGTCGTGATGGAGAAGCAGCAGGCGTCACTGCCGGGATAATGAATAGCCTCATTCAGATGCCAGATATCTACGACAGCAACCAGCAGCAGGGCTACATTACTGGCCGGGCAGGGAATAACTTCGACACAAGTGAGCCGATCACCTTTACTGGTTCGATGTATGTGCTGGTCACCGACAGCCTGGGCAATCCCACACTGCGTATCCGGCGACGGCCCGCAGCGAAACGAAGTACGGATTCACCGCCGCAATACCCAACATTCAGCTCAATATCTGGAACGGAGATACAGTGCAGCTCCCATCGCGATATCTCATCGCAACAGTTGAGGAAATGGACAGCCAGCTTTGGACTGTCAACAGCATTAAACCAAACAACGATAACACAGTATCTCTGACCGTCGCGGAGTACAGCGACAACATCTACTAAAAGACCAATCCACCAATCTCAACCCGGCCACTGCGCCGGGTTTTTTTATGGAATAAATATGGCTACCATCCCGACTCAAGACGCTGTCCCGAGCGAATCTCCACGCGATTTAAAATTTAACGCTGGAAAGATTGACGAGTTCGCCACTTCGATGGCACTTCAATATTTTGACCGTTTTGGAAATTTGCATTACACGATTGAAGGCCTTAAGCAGCTTGTACTGGAGCAAATCTACAGCCTTGGCTGGAACCTAAAGGGTTCATTCCAGGCTGCCGGAACGGTTATGAATCCTGGTGATCTTCTTCAGGATACATCAACCGGATTATGGTATCGGTGGGATGACCTTTCATCGCTACCAAAAACAGTAACATCAGGTTCAACTCCGGCATCGTCTGGCGGTACCGGGCCCGGTAAATGGCAGCCTGTCGATGTTGCAGACGTACTGAGAAAGGATTTAGCTAAGACATCCGGCGCGGGGCTTTCTGGTTATGATTTTGCAGTATCCTATGATGCAGGGACTGTCGGAAGTGAGCTGAGCAAGCGTAGAAATAATATTGTATATGCCACTGCTGACGCCGGAATTTCGAATGATGGATCAGACGTTTCTGCGCAAGTATCGACATTTCTGAATGCGAACAAAGGTAAATTTATTGTTTTTGATTCAGGGACATATAAGTTTGCAGGAGTTGAGCTTACGGGGACGGGGTGGGAAGGGACGACAATTTATTTCAAGGGTAAGCACCTTTTAACGGAAAATACCACGGCATAAAGCAATAAATTCGGGGCATGGAATGGCTTAATAATTAACAGCACGGTAACTGGGCTTACCCTTTACTATCGCGGGGATGGCAACAGAGCAAACCAGTTCGACAGGCAGCACATTTTCAACGTCTCAATCACTGGGGCATCGAAAATCAACATCCCGTATTTCGAAGCTAATGAGATCCGAGGCGACGGGTTATATATCAGTCGCGGCGACCCTGTCACAGAGGGGACCAAGCAGCCTAACGATATTAATATCGGAACAGTTATCGGCAGAAACTCCACGCAGGACGGTAGGAATTTAGTGTCGGTTATTGCCTGTATTCGCGGCAGCATTAGCTACATGTATTCAGAGAATATTGGTGGTGTTGTCGGTGGTGAGCTGCAGCCGGGTGGCCTTGATATTGAGCCGAATGCAGGCAATGACTTTGTCGTACGAGACTTTATCGTATATAGCGTCGATGTAATCAACGGCGGAACGGGCGGCATCGCTATGTACTACGGTGGTTACCTTGTTAAGGGTGAGAATATTAATGGCATGACTCTGGCCGCAACAATCCCAACGTCAGGGGTATGGCGCCAGGGTGACATGGTTAGAAACTCTGCGCCAGCAACCGCAAACCTTACTTACGGGTGGATTCGTCTCACTACAGGCAATACAAATGTTGTTGGAACTGACTGGATGAAAGTATCGTTTAGCTAAACAAAACTAAGGCGGCTTGCGCCGCCTTCTTTTACATACTTATCGTTTTTATGATGTTTGCTTTCTTTGTTTCTCTATTATAAATCCCTACGACTATTCTTTCGATATCATCTTTCGATACCCCTTGAAGGCTTTTTGAAGCGAAGAGGCGGCCATCTATATTTACTGGATTGGAGCCTACATCACAGTTAACCGTTTTCCCTGATTTGCTCACAATGTGAATTGTGATCATTTCATTATTTTTTAGAGCAGGATAAAGCGGCTTATTGAACTCAAAGATAACATGAGGGCCAATCCCATATCCATCATCTCCAAAATATGCTGATTTAAGAGTCAGATCGCTCGTTAGATTGATGTTGATATCCAGAGGCGTGGAGAAGTATGCGGGTGAATAGTCAAACCCAACTTTGAAAAGACCAATTTTATCTGCGCCATAATATTTTGCGAACGCAAAACTATGGTATAAATCAAATGCGTCCAGTTTTTTAGATAGCTTAGTAAACTCGAAATCAGGAATATTAAAATTCTTAACTCCATTATCCAGATTATTTTTTATTATTTCATTTCTAATTTGTGCCTGCCTGTCTCCTACAATCCATGTATTTGTAAGAAAAAGATATGAAGGTATGAAATAGAACAAGCACATTAATAAAACTGATGACAAGGCAGCTTTGTTTTGCCAGCTGCTGTGTCTAATAGATGATGAAATAATGAACGACATGCTGATCAAAGTCAGGATTAATGCGCCGTTGTTTGAGCGTGCTGGGATGCCTGGCGCAAATAAGAACGCACAGTTAGCAGCAAGAGCGCCTGCAAAAAAGACCAGGCTGTAAAGCTTCGTTTTGTCTTTAATGTACTTTCCGACGGTGCCAGCGATTAGCAAAACTATAATTGCTATATATACCTGCCAGAACGAACCCATTAAATCAGGAAGTCGCTCGTAAAAATGGATGTCGAATCTATTGGGGAAACTTTTGCTATACCATGATTTGAACCTGGTCGCACGTACAGCATTGCCCGGTGCAAGTAGTAAAATCGCAGCCCCTACAGATAACGAAAGCAGCCCTGTGACAAGCAGCTTCCTGTTCCCATCCTTTTCAAGAAAAATAGCAAATGCAGTAATCAATATGGTTACCATTGCTGTATTTTCATTTGAACACCCAGCAATCAGCCCAATTACTGCAACCATTGCATAGTGCTTGGAAGAACTTTTGGCGCGGAGAAGGCTAAATAAAGTCATAAAATAAATGCATATGAACAAGTTTGTCCACATGTAGTTAGCTGATCCGACGATCCAGAATGATGTTTGGCCAAGATTTGGATTTGCTATCCAGTACAGCAAGAAGATTATGATAGGCCCAAAAAAGCTTGATTTTGAATCTTCACTACCAATAATATATTTAGGTAATTGAGCAATAGCTAAAATTAAAGCAGACACTCCGGCCGCATTGATTATTTCATACAGCCAATGAGGAAGGTAAGTGAGCATTGTTCCGCTTACATAATCTGCCACGAGCCGACCAGACCAATGTATGTAATGTGAGTAATGGTCCTTTACAGACGCACCCATTAGCGCATATGAATAATCGTCAGATTGCATCGGTGTAAACATAGATGGAATCAGCATTAATATAAAAACTATGCCGAATGCCATCGCCGATGGATATCTTTTAAAGTAATGCATCCTTTAGCCTTCCTTTTTTAAAACATAGCGAGGTCTTTTTTTGACTTCTGTGTAAATTCTTCCGATGTACTCGCCGAGTACGCCGATGCCAATCAACTGTATGCCACCGAGAAACAGGATTGACACGAGCAGCGAAGGATAGCCGCGGACGGGATTTCCGAAAGCCAGAGTGTCCACAATCATCCAGGCGCCGTAAAAGAATGACATCCCGGCGACAGCCAGTCCGATGTATGTCCACATGCGTAATGGCACGGTTGAGAAGCTCGTTATCCCTTCAAGTGCAAGGTTCCAGAGTTTCCAGCCATTGAATTTCGAATCGCCAGCCACGCGTTCAGCTCGCGCGTACTCAACAACGTCAGTTTTACCGCCAACCCAGCTTAATATGCCTTTCATAAAAAGGTTGCGTTCTGGCAGAAGCTTAATGTTTTCCACGATAGCGCGAGACATCAGGCGAAAGTCGCCCACGTTCTCTTCAATTTTGGGATTGCTGATTTTGTTGTGCAGCTTATAGAACCATTCGGCAGATTTACGTTTTAGGTGCCCATCTGTCGAACGGTCGGTACGTTTTGCCAGGACCATATCCGCGCCAGCCCGCCATTTCTCGATAAGGTGAGGGATGACTTCAATCGGGTCCTGCAGGTCAACGTCGATCGGAATCACTGCCTCACCTGTTGCACAGTCCAGACCGGCAAATAGGGCAGGCTCTTTTCCGAAGTTGCGTGTAAACGAAAGCGGTATTATCAGCGGGTCAGCTACGGCCAGCGCATTGATAATCGACTCAGTGGCATCTTTGCTGCCGTCATTAATAAATACAATTTCAACCTCATGCTCTTTCAGTCCTTCGAAGTTGCGGACAGTTTTATAGAAAATTGGTATTGCGTCTTCTTCATTGAAGACCGGAACGACCAGAGAGATTTTCATTTCTTATCCCTGAAGACGACATATTTTGAATAGATAAATCCGCAAACAAGGCTGATAGCGGAGAAAAGAATGAGCGTAAAGATCGGAGGTAATGAAACTCTGTCTGCCTCCCAGCCTACGGCAGCGCTAAGGGTGCCCATAAAACCAACGTAAAGCATATACCGCATCGTCGTCGTGGATGACTTGAACGTAAAGCGGGCATTAGCGAAGAAGCTGAATGAGACAGCAACAACAAACCCGGCGAAGTTTCCAAGCGCCTGACCCGTATTAAATACGTATATGCAAACAGCAAACACGACCCAGTGGATGAGTGTGTTGATAACGCCTATTGATGTGTATCTGGCAAATAACTTTAACATTATAAGAATCAGTGAATTCTGAGAGGAATGCAGTTTAGCACCTGGCAACCGCTTGATCGACCCTCAACATTGACGATGCTGTATGCACATACAGTGTAAATCAGGAGGTCATCATGGGATTCCCGTCACCGGCAGCAGACTACGTAGAAGATCGGATTTCACTGGATGAGAAGTTCGTCTTGCATCCCAGCGCCACGTATTACATGAGAGCGGGTAACACGCACTATCGAGAAGGCATCATAAAGGGTGCTCTGCTTGTAATCGACTGCTCGCTAACCGTGTGCGACGGTTCATTGCTGATTTGCTGCATGGAAGGAGAGTTTAGAGTGAA